TGATGATTCATTTCTGCAGGAAAAAATACCATTGTACCCTCACTAGAAGAATCTAATTTGTACGCGTATGTACGAATGTGATTCATCGCATCAGAATATACAAATTCAAAATTACCAGCTCTAGGATCACCTGATTCTTTGATAAAAGGAATTTCATATTGTTCTCTCCAGTCATAGGGTATTTTCATAAAAATCACAAATGACCATAGCCCAGTATGGTTATGCATTGGATTAAATTCATGTTGTTTTTGAAAATTTACCCATAAGTCTTGTAACACAAAATCTATTTTATTTTTAAAAACAATCTGTGAAAAGAAAGGTCTAATGTTCAGGGTGTCTATAGCTGTTCTATATTCAGTAATCAAAGGAAAACATATATTCTCAAAAAACCAATTATCTGTATCTTGTAATACTAAACTACTAGAAATATTTCCAACTAAAGATGATTTCAGTGATACGGGATCATTTTTTGCAGTTGAAATATATTCCCATAATTTATTCATTGCAGGTGTTTCAGCTAAATTAATTTGAATTGCAAAAGGCATAAGTCCTTCTGAAATTTTAGGTGCGAGTGCTAAATCTGGTAAGTTCATAATATTCCTTCGGCTCCGGCTTTTACTATAAAATAAGAATCCACTATATCACTAATAGGGTTGATTATTTTCTTTGCTTTAGGTGTTAATTGTTCCTTGAGATCATTGGGGGTAAGAAGTTCACCGACAAAGGCTTCATACATTTTTTCTTTATTAGAATTACCTTTGCCTGTAGCAAACTTTTTAATAACTGTGGGAGGATATGTCTTGAATGTAATTTTATTTTTCCACATTTTATGTTTTAACAATCCTGTATTTTCTGCTATTGAACGTACTCCGGCTTGAGCTGAAGTAGCAAAAGCATACCCCTCAAGAAACACTTCCTCGCAACCTTGAACAATATTATATGCCCAAGTTGCGAGTTTTTCATGTCGTTCTTCTTCAGACTTCCACTCAGGATAGGGTTCAGTTCTTATATTTTCTAACCCAGACCTGGCGGCAAGTTGTCGTTGTTTTTCATTATTAGATAGATAATGAACCACACACTTATCAAAATCAAAAAGTCCATCATTTTCATCCTTATATACACATATTGCTGGTGAAGTTAATGAATAATCAATCCCAGCTATCTTCATCATCTGTTTCTCCTGATTCACTAACTACTTCAAGATAGTGACCACAAAAGGAACATACTTCCAATCCTTCTGTATCATTTGTAAAAATTTCATATTCTTTATCACATCCATCACATAATATATTTACTGTTGCATTTCCATCTTCCCAGACTATATCTACTGGCATATATCCATTGCCTTTCCCTAGTTAGTTATATCTTGTCTATACAATTTGTCAGTTGGAACAGTAAATTTCTTTAAAGTAATGTTACCAACTTTCATGAAACGTTTGTCCCTAATAATATTAACAGTGATATCTTCACCAATATTATATTTTATTAATTCATCTGCAAATTCAACATCAGTATTAATAGGAACATCATTGATACCTATAATAGTGTCCCAAGCCTTTAACCCTTCCGGTATTGGATTAGTTGGTTCATTGTCATTACTGACTAATAACCCAAAACTATTTGGAATTGTGGTATTTATATCAGGATGTCTTTTCAAGATTTCTTCTTTTTGACTGTCTTTTCCAGACAAGCTAATAACCATAACACCTAATGCTGGGCGATCTACTTTACCTTCTTTCAACATTTTAGTGAGTGATTTTTGTGCAATATCGGCTCTAACTCCAAGTCCGACTCCTGCATTTGAATTTGTTCTTGAAACCATCAATGTAGCAACTCCAACGATTTCACCTTTTTCATTAATTAACGGACCGCCAGAGTTTCCTTTATTGATTGCGGCATCCACTTGAATAGATTTAATGTAAGGGTGTCTTGCATATCTATCATTATTAGAAATAATACCTTTTGATAAGCTCCATGCCATTCCCAAAGGGTGTCCAAAAGCAAATATTTCTAGTCCTGTATATATGTCGTATGATTCAGCAAACTTTAAATATGGAACTTTTCTTTCTAGTCCAATAACTTCAAGTAGAGCCAAATCAGCTAATGGGTCTTCTCCAATAACTTTTACTTGATATTCAGTCCAATCGTTTTCATCCCAAAAATATAAATTAATTGTCTTCTGACCATATACACAATGAAAATTGGTTAGTATATAACCTTTTTCATTGATAGTCATTCCTGAACACAATGAATTGGGTGAAGAACGTGATGGATCTTCTAATTTGTTTACCGATAGCAATACTACCGATCTTTTCACATTTTCAATAATTTCTTTATCAATGGCTTGTACCGGATTGACAAAGAACACTAATATAGAAAAGCATAACAAACCAAACAGTTTAAACTTTTCCATTTTTTACCTTGTTAAAAATTTAATAGAGGCAAATCCTTATCTTCTTGTGGCAAGTCCTCTGGTAGCTCTGGTGAGTCTGATTTCCCGGAATTGTTATCAGATGATTTACCCTCTATTTCCGTGTCACTTTGAGTTTCATTATCAGACCACTCTTCAAGCCCTTTATAAGCTTTTTCATCTAAAATAACTAATCCTTGTAAAGTGCCATATTCTTTAACACACTTTAAAGAGTTTCTCATAAACAGTTTTGGAAGAAGTGATTGATCTTCCATGCTATCATTGTTAATAAAATCTACGTAAGCTTTATACTTATGTTTTGTTCTAATTTGATCTAATACACAAAAACAATGTACTAACATTAAACGTGCAATATGAGGAGGCGGTTGTTGAGTCATAAGTTGTGGATTACCCATAGCAATCCATCTTATTATTCCATTATAACAAACATGTACGGTATCGTAAATAACTTGACTCGGCCACTCATCATCACGTATTTTATTCAATTCTTGTGCTCTAGATTGAATATTCAACACCATAAAACACACGCCTGTAATAAGAATACAGATTAACAATTTAATCTTCATATTGCGATTCCAATATACAGTAATAAAAGTATTATTATAGCTAATTCTACGACTAGTACAGTATGATACCATACCCACCTAGTCTCATAGAGTTTATCTTTCTCTATTTTATCTCTGTGAAAAGTAAAATATACTTTATCTTTTACATCTTCTAACCACACATCAAATTTATCTTTAACTGACATGTGCCCCCTTGGCTATAAGTTATGTGACGGATGGAGAAATATCTACAACCTCACATCCTTTCTCTGAAGTACAAGCAAATTCTTGACTTGCACTAGTATAATCTTGAGTTTCAAAATCTGCTAAAGATGACCAATTTACATCCTTTGGCATTTCTTTTACTAATTTATTATATTCTTCTTCAGTACAATCTTGATACGGTGCTTGTCTATACGTATGATCACTAAATGGTAAAAAACTAATACCACTTATATCATCAAAGTTTTCATATACCCAAGCTGCTGTATTTACCCATTCATCTTCCTTGACGGAGACAGTAACACTTGGTTTATGTTCACACCATTCTTTTGCATAGGTGTGCCATAAAGATAACTGCTTCCATGCAGTCATTTCTGTTCTACACGTTGCCCCTTCCGGACTCTTTTGTGGGAATGAAAAGACAGTAGTATGTTCAGGTTTACTGACATCCGGCTCATTTGGAAATCCCTCTGCCTTCATCATCTTACAGAGAGGATCTTTGTTGTCAGCCCTTACTGTCCTAATATAATAAGGATTATGGCGGGCATGAATACCAGAAGCAGAATCAACGAGCTGTGAAACAGTACCACTTGGTTTAACACAAGTAATGGCGGCAGCCCTTTGGATTCCAAGTTTTTCCGCATATTCTTTATTTGTCTTAACTGCGATATCTCTAAGTTCATTTAATATCTTTTTTATATTATCTTTCGACCCATTCGTTAATGCATTATCCATGATTCCGGTGAGACTAACTCCCAGTAATCGTTCTTCTTCACAATTTCGTTGCCACTCTCTAGAGAGGTATTTGAAGTTTGTGAGAGTTGATTGGAAAGTTCCCAAGATAGTTGCAACCCTAACTTTATCTTTGATAGATTGTAAATTATCGTTGGATCTGAGTACGACTTCGGACAGGTTGCAGAATTCTCTTGATCGTAAAATGATTTCGCTGCAAGGATTTGTGCCGAAATCATCTCTTGCCAATCTTCTTTGTACGTATGTCCCATCTTCTTCCTTTTCTTTATTATTTAGTTCACTTACATGGTTTTTACTTGCTAAGCTACTGTAAATACCACGTTCTCCAGACTTACTATCGTAGAGTGATAACCACTCTCTCATGAAAGTTCCTACATCTGGCTTCTCTTTATAATTAACTGAATTGTTTGCTAGTGCTCTTTGTACGTTATCCTTGTACCATTCACCATGTTTAGCAAATCTCATTTCTCTATCATTAAGATTTGAAAGACTAATAAGAGCCGATCTACGAACACCACCTACGACAACAATTTCTGCTATCTTACAAACAATATCATGACATTCTACTGGTTTAAGTTTTCTACCTAATGCGTTTTTAATTGTACTAACTGTAAATTTAAAAAGATCTATTAAAGGTTCTGGACCAGAAGCTCTACCACCAAAAGTTTTTAAGGGTTCACCTGCTGCACGTACTTTTGTGGTGTCCCACTTAGGTATATGTCCACCATATAGTAATGAAACCAATTCTTTAAATGCTCTCGCCCAACCTAACTTAGAATCTGCTACAACGATAGTAGTTTCAGTTTCATACAGTTCATCTGGTACTGATGGTAGTTTATTACAATATTCTTCTTCTACTGAAAACCCTACACCTGTACCATTCATTAGTACATAGAGTATTTCATCAAATGAACGTAAACTATCTATCTTAACGTATGAGCAATTATAACCAGCAACGTTTTCTTTTTGTAGAGCTGGGCCAGCAGTCATTAAACACCTCATTGAAGGCATTACTTTTAATTCTTTAACTGACTTTTCTAGTTCTACTCTTTCACCATTTTCTAGACTATATCCACATGTTTCTTTTAAATGTTCCGTAAAAAAATCAAAGTAACGTTCAACAGTTTCATCCCATGTTTCTCTTCTTCCTTTTTCATAATCCCATCGTGCATATCTTGATAAGTGAATAAATTGTTGGTATTCGGTAGGTAGCATTTTAATCCTTTTCTAAATTTTCTAATATGTTTCTTTCTATAATTTCTTCTTCTTTTCCATACGGGTATTTCCCATCCCATGAACTACACGGTGCTTGAACTTGACATTCTCTACAAATGGGTACTGGTACTGTTTTTCCATTTTTACGAAATATACCATCAGTTGAAGTATAACCATTTGCATTCCAATTTCCCATCACGAAATTATTTCCTCGTCCATCTCCCATCTCCACATCTTTTCCCCAAGATGTTACTTTATCGACCATTTCTTTTGGGATATCTGGACGAACGTTTTCATGCCAATATTTTTTCATAGAAGGTATTCTCGGATGATCAGAATACGTTAAAAAATTATCACATGCTGCACTATTCATCCAATCAACCTCTTCATTATTATGAATTGCTCCAACAGGACAGTTTTCTCTACAAGCATCACACCCAATACACTTGTTCCAATATTCTTCCTTAAAATTATTTCCCGCTACACGTTTGGTCTTAGGAGGATTTTGAATCATCTTCATAAATCCCACTACACATATTTTAGTGTCAAATCCAAACTTATAGTTATAGACTAAGGAATTTCTAGCCCGAACTCCTCGTCCAGAGAAAATTTCAGCCCATTTGAAATTTGTATAAACATGACCCCAATCAATAAACTCTTTACATCCATTTTGAGTTAATATTTCTGTTGCTTCTTCATATAGTCCATAGTCTAGTGAAACAGATGAATGTCTAATCAAAACAATTGCATTAGCAAGATTGATCCAATTGTAATGTATGTCGTTTATAAAACTCCATCCATGAAAATTTGCTATGCCCTTTATAGGAGTCATAGAACAAATTTCCAAGTGTTTCTTCGTTAGATATCCTATGTCCCATTTGTCAGAATCAAACCATTCTTTGATTTCTTCAAAGTCCATTTCATTTCAATTTTTCTAAAAATTCTGTTGATTCTCTCTCTGACAATCCATATTCACTCATAGTCCAACTCCCATTGAGATTGTCTTTTATTATTGCCATTTCTTTTTTTGAAAAGGTCTTTGCATCTAACACATAATCTGTAAATGCTTCACAACATATAGGAAAATGTGGTTCAACCAATTGCCACATAGCATCCGCAAAATGTTGTATTTCATCTTGAGCATGGGCATCACCTCTCAAGCGATAAAAATGGAAAAAGTTATGTAAATCTATTTTCCATATAACTTCAGTATAGTTAGATACAGGAAGTACTATCCGTGCTAACTCTCTTGATAGATCCCAATCTAATAGATTGTGGTAGGCGTTCTTCGCTCCGTCAAGAATTCGAAATATTTCAAATTCGATCTCTCCAGGATTACGTAACTCGCCATCTTCTCTACCTTGTTTATTTGTAGTGGATTGTGGTTTTAAATTCTTCCCTTTAGGGAAATAAAAGTCATCTGACATGACTGAGTACCTACCAGAGTACTCGTTCAAGTTTGCCGTCCTATGACGGACTAACTGGCGCATAACAAATATTGGGAGTTTCAAGTGGAACTTGACCTCACACATCTCAAAGGGTGATGTGTGTTTATGTCTCATCAAGTAACGTATTAGATTACGTGTTTGACTTGTTTTTCTTGTTCCTTCTCCATAACTAATTCTTGCAGCGTTCTCTACTTCCTCATCATTCCCCATTACATCCAAAAGTTTTACAAATCCATGTTCATGTACTTGGATTTCCTCATGGGGTTCACCACTTTCATCAATCGTAATAGTTTCAGTATTGGACATTTCTCCACTCTCTTGCTGCCCAATCTGCTTTTAATCCCTTCATCGTTCTTGTATTTATCATATCCAAGATTTCATCAGTTGACAGTCCACTCATAATTAAATCATTAATATCTTTAAATTTTCTTTCCTTAGACCAAATGACAATAGACCATCCATCATCAATTGCTTTCATCATTTTTTTAACAGTATGTTCGTTTCTAGGTTCATTATCAAATACTAATATACATTGTTCTTTATCAAATTTTATTGATTGGAGATCTCCTCCGGCAACCGCTAAACAGTTTGGAAGAAACATAGAATCTATTGGCCCCTCTACAATATATGTAGTGTCTTCAGGATTCCATCTATCGAGTCCATAAATTTTACGATAACTTTCTTCAACCTTAACTGTGATATATCTAAGTTCAGATTTACCCAATGCTCTACCTTGAGCTGCAATGAGTTTCCCTTCCATATCAAAAAAAGGAATAACCATTCTTGGTTCTTCTCTACCCAAATTAGAATAATCTATTTTGGATATTTCTTTTGCCCATTCTCTAAAGTCTTCAGCAAAGTAAACTTTATCCTTAAAACTTTCTGGAATTTTTCTACTCTCAAAATACTTACGTGCAAAATGTTCTTCATCAAGTTCACCGATTGAGGGTAAATTTATTTTTGTGGGTCTTGGTTTGAACTTTGGTTTCTCAAAACTAAATTCTGGTATTTTTTCGGTTTTACCAAATACCATGTGTTTAGTTCCTTCACCATATCTTTCCACCACATATTGTCCATGTAAATGAGGATCAAGTTCTTTTATAAAATTTCCAAGATTTGATCCATAGCTACAATTATGACATTTTACAAAAAGACTTTGTTTCTTTTCATAAAT